TCTTGTTTGTATTGAGACTCAATTGATTTTAAGAGTTCTTTTAGAGCTTTCTTTTCAGCTTTTTCTTGCGCCTTATAGGCTTTGTCCTGCGAACCGAAGTCATATGCAGGAGCTTCATAATTTTGCATATTATTTTCATAAGAATTATTGTAAAATGTATCTTCAGGCACATATTCTGACGTATCTTCCATTGGGCCGGTTCTTAGTTGCTCCATTTCTTCTAAAGAATTAGCTCCTTCATAACCGACTGGTTCAGGGTTATCTCCCCAACCTCCACCTCCGCCCATATCGCCTCCTGCTCCTCGTCCATATCCCATCGCTAAAGCTTGATTGTATCCAGGATTAAATAATTGCTGATATTCTTGAGAATTTCTTAAAGCGTCAGCTTCTGGAGTTCCAATTACTTGAGCTAATCTTCTGTTCATTTCAAGTTTTTTACCTACCATCTGCTCTTGTTCGGAAATATCAGCGATTATTCTATCAACATTTTGTTTATATACTGGATCACTCTGATAAGCGTTTTTGTCTACTGTTGAGAAAAACTGATCTGAAGCTTGACCGATATCATCAATAGTGTCAGCTTGAGCGGTTGGGATTCCTAAGGCTTTATTAAATAATTCTTGTCCACTCCCTGAATAAAGTTTTTCATTTAAGTTTCCGGCTTCGTCTTTAAGGAATTTTTGACCAAATTTGCTAATCAATTTATTGCCAAAATTTTCTCCTGGTTGAACTAATGTTCTTCCAAATTTAGTAAGTGTCGGACCAACCATAGAAGCTAATCTTGAAGCCTGCGGTGCTAATCTTGCTCCGATCGCTTCACCGGCTGAAACTCCGCCCATAAAAGGAATATTACTCAATAACTCTTGTCCTTGTTTATCGCCTTCTTCTCCAGTAGCACCCATTTTAAATCCCTGTCCGCTCAAAGCATTCACCATTGGTTCCATAGACCTTTGTTGGAAAGACTGATAAATAGGCGAATTATTGACTGCTTTCTTTCCAAATCCTACTAAACTATCAATGAAATCTTGAAGGCTGTTTCTGTCTGTTCCGGTTGTTCCTGAAATTCCATAATCTCCAGCTCCGTTTCCAAATCTTCCTGATGAAAAAATACCATTGCCTAAAAGTTGTCTAATGGTTTCTTGTCTTCTATCTAGTGGAGTGTTTGGAGTTTCTACACCCTCTCTAAAAGCGTTTTTGAAATTAGTTAGTCCGGTTGGAGGAAGGAAAGATTGTTTTTGTTCGACTGATTGAGGAGTTTGTTTGCTTTTATAATCATTGTAAGAATCGTTGCTTATAAATGGAGGTGGTGGAGTTGCTGATCGTGTAGGATTAGGTCTTCCAACAGCATTCACTCCCAGAACCTTTCCTTGAGAATCTACATAGTCCGCTAAGCCTGTTTGAGTCGGTTCTTGTCCATAAGCCAAAGCCTTATCAATACCCAACAATTGAGAAATATCAATGTTTTTTCCTTCTAACAAGTCAGCAAATTGTTGAGTTCCTGGAACAATAGATTTAGCTGTGTTAGCAGCAGTCCTCATTATATTTCCCAATAATCCCCTATTAGCAGTAGTTATAGGCTTAAGAGTCGCTCCCATATAACTAGGATTCTGGGCATTTTTAGCTTGGAGAGCCTTAGCTCTGTTAGCGGCTTCTTGAGTAGCACTTGTATCTCCCCAACCTCCACCTCCAGCTAAAGAATTTGGAGCGCTGGAAGATTTTGAAGATTTGGAAGATTTGGAAGATTTATTATCTTTTTCAAGATTAGATTGATAATCTTTAGCTTGCTTAATTAAATATGGGTCGGCCTGTAATCTTCTCAACTCTGCTGCATCAGAAGAACTCATACTGTATTGTTTAAGTAGATCTCCAGCAGAACCACCAGAACCTGAAGATGAATACTTATTAACTATTGCGTTAATCTTGCTTTGTGCAGAAGAACTAGAACTCTTTTTTGGAGTGCTTATTTTTCCTGTTTTGTAATTAAGTTTTCCTCCTGACATTTTTGCGGCGTATTCTCGCTTTGATAATCCACCACGGCTTTTTGATGACATATATTTAAAATAGAGTTTTTAATTATTTTTAAAATTACCCGCTAAATTCATAAGAAATGGCGCTCCCTTATATTTGCTTTGAAGTGTTCCGTTATATAAAGCTAAAACTTCTGCGTCTGATAAAGCTCGATTAAAAACGAAAGCATCATCTATAATTCCGTCAAAAAAATAAGCCGCCGCATCACCCACTCCTGATTTTTCTGCTCCTATCGCAAAATTAGCATCTGAATCTGTGGCCGAACCGCTAGCAGTTACTTCTGTTTTTGTAGTATCAATATAAATTTTTAGTTTAGTGTTAATTGAATCATAAATTCCACATAGGAAATACCAAGTTCCCGTGCTAACAGTTCCCGAACTTGTCACAACAGCATTAGTGGTTAATCCTGTTAATCCAAACTGAACATTTTGTGTGCTTGATATACGAAGATATTTTCCGGTATTACTGGTATCTCGTTTTGACATTGCTGTTAATCTGGTTGCAGTTACAACTGTTTCTGGCTTAATCCAGCATCCCCAAGTTTGAGAACCAGCTATCTCAAGATTGGCACAATCAGCATCAGCTCTTTGTAAATATTGACTACTGCCTAACTCAAAATCTCCACCATTACCAAATTTTCCTGCCACAAAAGCTGGGTCTGTTCCTGTTAAAGTATATCCATTTACAGAGCTATCAGTTCCGTCAGCTTCAAGCCTCCAGTATCCTTGAAGGCTAGAGTCTGTTGCTAACGATGTTGCATATAATTCTTGAGCTGCCATATTTTATAAATTAGTTCCAATTACAAACCCGTCATAATTACCTGCTGATGTGCAAATAAACCCAAATACATCAGTCTTTGCCGCAGTTGTTGTTAAAGTCGGTGCAGAACCTCCCGCCCACTTAATCGTAGTGAACCAAGTTACAGTTCTTGAACCTGTGCCGTCTTGAATAAGTCTGATAACAAAAGTCTGCCCGACTGTTTCATTGGAGAGAGCTAAAGTTCGGTTTCCTCCCAGCGTTACTTGATGCAGTGAAGTGGACAAGTCAAAGGTAACTGTCGCCCCGTCTGAATCGGTTGTAATAGTCGGATTAAGTTCTTCTGAAGGCAAAACCATTCTCACTTCTTCGGCGGTTGTGTGATTATACGAAGTAGCGGCGTGATTAACATTGGTCGCCGTGTCAGAAGTTACTTTAACAACTTCGTAATGAGAGTTTAGATTAGTCGCGTCAAAAGCTAAGTAGTATGGCGCGTCCACTGTTGGAATAGAGTCTATTGGAGAAGTGGTGTCTCCGGCTGTCGTTGCACTTGTTAGGTTAGTGGCAAAGTTATTTTCGTGTTTTATGCTCATTTTATTAAATTAAATTAGTTAAGTTTTTGTTCCTGGCTGGTACATATTAGCCAATGGTTTATATGTAAAATTGATTGCATTTAGTTCCCATCCTTTCGTTCCTGAATTGTCGGTGATTTCCAGTTGGATGTTTCTTCCCATTTTGTTGATTGGAATTTTTACCCAGTCTCCGCCTCCGACATCAGTTGAATCCAGCGCTCCGCCTTCTACTCCGATTTGATAAGTTCCAATTTCCGTATTACCGATTCCAGCTGTTCCGGTTGTTCCGATACTAATTGATTTGGAAGCGGCCAATTCCAACGATCCTCTGGTATTTTCAATATAAACATTGATTGTTATATCCCCAGGAGTTTTTCCAAAGTAAAGTTCTGTTTGAAGAAAGAATTTTATCTGGGCGAGGTCTTTGAATCCGAATTTTCCTGATTTCCATTGGGAAGGGATTGTCCAGCCTGAATCCTGTTTGATCGTGTCGTCAAAGTAATAAATACATCCGTCAGTCGCTGAACCGAAGTAAAGTTTTGTTTCTCCATTGGAATCTTTGAAATCCGTAAAGCAATTTGCACCTGTAAGATTTCCTGAAGAATCTACTACTTGAAATTCCCACCAACCGAGCCTTTGTCGGTCATAAACTAGAATTGTGTCGTTATAAGTGTTTCCTCCTGTGGTGTATGAAAAATAATAATGATTATCAAAATAAACTCCGCAAGTATCATCCAGTCTGCTTTTTTGAATAGACTTCAACATTGTATCCACGCGTAAAGAAACAATGTTTGTTCTAATCTGGTCAAGAATATTCGGCTCGTATCCGGTAGCGAAGATTCCTTGCTCGTTGAACATAAAATTGTCGTTGTCCACTGTGTCTATGGAATAATGGGAATCTGTGCCTCTGGCAGGGTCAACCATTTCCAGCGTGATAAGTTGGTAAGTGTCAGTTCCGATTGAGGCTCGCCACAATGACCTCTCTTTGACTGGATATAAGTAATCTTGATGTTTGAAAAATCCTCTTAGCCATTGTCCGTCTGATTGGGAAACATATTTGCTGGTTGCCAAAGGGTTAGTAGTCGCGTCATAAGTGAAGTTGGCAATCGCCGCCGAAGAAGTTGAGCCGTCTCCCGAACGATATAAACGAGTTTCATTTCCATCACTCGGATTTCCTGCCGCCCATAAACAAGACTTGTAGTAAATGAGATACTTAGCAACGATTGAGCCTGTTTGTTCTCGGACTGTCGTTCCGTCAAAGTATCTGATAGCCTCAACCCCGTTAGCGCAAAAGAGTTTCGCTCCAGCTTGGCAAAAGTCTGTCCTGTTCTCGGTAGTGAATACGTTAGCAGAAGCAGGAACAGCGCTTGGGGAAATCGCTGTGCCTGTTTCTACTTCGTATAAAGCACCCCCAGCCATTGCGATTAGTTTTCTTGTTGATCCGTTGTAAAAAGTTCCCAAGCCGTCTATCTGGTCAACACCAGCTATTTCGCAGAGTTTCACAATTCCTCCTCGTTTTTCAATAGAGTTTTTTCCTGTCGCCCACACATTGAAACCAACATAAGACTCATTTTCTTTGAGCATTGTGTCTCGGGTAAAAGTGTTTATTCCTTTTCCTAAGTCATCAAATTGTTGGTTCTTCATTCCTTCTGCCATAGTTATTCGTTAAAAATAAATCCTTGAAAATTACTATTTACATTAGAAGCACTTTGCACTTCCATTAGTCTATTGTCGCATTCTTGTAATGCAGATTCTGCGTCTCCTATC